CTTCCTGATGTGAGAAGTTATCGATCTTATACTGAATCTGACGTGGGGAACCCCAGTAGCTCAAATGCCACCCACCACCCGGAATACGCGGGTATGTATAGCGATGGAAGCGGAAGAGATCCGGTCCAAATGCTCTTACCTGATTGACAGTAGATATTAGAGTACCTGGCCACTTATTAGCGTTGAGCTGATCAAAGTTAAAGTAGAAGAAGTCCTGTTCTAACGCAACAATACGCTCACCATTACGTATATACTGAGCTGCTTCTTGGATTACATTACGGTTAGGAATCTCGTCAATGTCGCCGAATATTACAATATCCTCGGGCGCAAAGCGATCTAAAGGCTGCGACATAGCATTGCGCTGCTGACGTTCCATAGCCCATTGATTACGCTCTTCAATCTTTGTAAAGTCAAAACCTGCTGTCGAAACCTGCAATGGGAGGTAAATAAAACGTTCACCATACTTGGCGAAGCGATCCATATTTGCCTGAATATGATAAGGCTTTTCGTTGCCGTTGAAAGTATAGTTACTCTCGACGACAACGAAATAATCTACATGATCGTTAAGGTACTCTAGACGAGCCTCGAGCATGTCAAGCTCGTTAAGAAATGTACAACAATCAATAATCATACAGTGTATGCCTTAAGATAATCAAGAATACGTTCAGGCGAAGTTTCACCATATGGATCGGTTTCTGCATCCCAGCACTTACCAGGTTCAATGAACCACTTTTCGATCTTACCGTTATCAACAATGCATGCATAACGCCACGAGCGTACACCAAAGCCGAGATTGTCCTTACCGACAGCCATCATCATTTGATTAGTAAACATACAAGAGCCGTCGGGAATAACCTTGACCTTCTTGATCTTCTGCTGCTTTGCCCATGCATTCATAACGAACGCGTCATTTACCGAAATGCAATAAATGTCCTTGATGCCTAGAGCTTTAAACTCAGGAAACTTTTCTTCGAAGCCAGGTAGCTGGTAGGTAGAGCAGGTTGGTGTGAATGCACCTGGGAGAGAAAAAAGAATAACACGCTTATTTGCAAAGAGATCAAACGAAGTTACATCTTCCCAGCGATAGGGATTATCACCTTCAATCGAATCATCTCGTACGCGTGTCTTAAAAACAACTGACGGCACTACCTTAGGTAGGTATTTCTCATCATCGAACTCAGTTGCTGCACATACAGTATTACTCATAATATATCCTTTTTTTAAAAATGGCGCGCCCTGCAGGACTCGAACCTGCGACCCCAAGCTTAGAAGGCTCGTGCTCTAGTCCAGCTGAGCTAAGGGCGCGTAAAGTTATTTATCCGATTCGTCCGAGCCTATGAAGCAGGTTGGCTATCTGGTTTAAGTCAGGGTGAGGCGCACGCTCACTCTCAACAGCCCGATTGCAATCAATCAAATAAGCATGCAATGCACGCTTGATGACTGGGATATCAGCAGGCGCAATAACGCCGCCTTTTACTTCCTTTGGTGAGGTCATCACACCTTACTCCATTCTGTAATCAGCCAAGTATTGGCTGTATCCATCCAATTAATCTCGACTTCATCGAGCTCTACACCATGCTTTGCACGATCTTCGAGTTCACGAAGACGACGCTCAATGGTATAAGGATCATCGTTACGAGTAGGTAGATCAAAAACACGAATATCCATAATATCCTCCATTGCAGTGTATATATCTCAATATAGGCACTTATTAGAATAAAGGCAACTGTTTTTATACGACCTTGATCTTTTCAGCTGCTTTTCGTGCTTCTTCTAACGAACGTGCTAGCACAACGCCCATACGACGATTCTTACGTGCAGTTGGCTTACCGAAAACACGAACCTCAACACCGGGTGTTTTAAGTGCTTCTTCGATGCCTGTGTACTTCGGCTTTTCAATATCTTGATCCGCCAAAATAACAGCAGATGCCCCGAAGCCGTTAACAATCTTAATCTCAGGAATAGGCATCCCGAGAATTGCACGAAGGTGTAGATCGAACTCAGAGATGTTCTGGCTGATCATCGTAACCATACCGGTATCATGCGGACGAGGTGATAGTTCAGAGAAGTAGACAACGTCGCCTTTGACGAAGAACTCAACCCCAAACAAACCAGCACCACCTAAGTCATCTGTAATCGTCTTAGCCATAGCCTGTGCTACGCCATATGTTGCAATGTTTTTAAATGGCTCGGGTTGCCACGAATACTGATAGTCTCCGTTTACCTGAACGTGGCCGATTGGATGACAGAAAAGAGTTGGACCTTCTTTCTGCTTAATAGTCAGAAGAGTAATCTCGTAGTCGAAGTCAATGAACTCTTCGATGATTACTCTTGCGCGGTCGCCTCGCATATTGTCACATGCATAGTGCCATGCTGTACGAACCTGTAATTCGATATCAACATCAGTATCACAATCTACTACAGATTGACCTTTACCTGACGATGACATGACAGGCTTAATAACGGCTTTCTTTGATGCTATCTTATTATAAGCGTCGACAAGTTCTTGCTCTGACTCAGCATAAGCAAAAGAAGCTACCTTAAGACCGAGCTCATGTGCACGATCACGAATAGCATCGCGATTCATTGTAAGGTTAACAGCTCGTGCGGATGGAACAACCTGAGTACCAGCGGACTCTACCCCATAGAGTACATCAGTAGCAATTGCTTCAATCTCTGGTACAATAATATCTGGGCAGTAAATGTCAATCATGGTTTCGAGCTTGCGAGCGTCGAGCATGTCGAACACTTCATACGTATCTGCTACCTGCATTGCTGGTGCATTCCGATAAGAGTCGCATGCAATAACATAATGACCCATACGCTTAGCTGCAATCACAAATTCTTTACCGAGCTCACCCGAGCCCAAAAGCATAATCACTTTCATAACAAACCTTTCAAACTTACTTTTTCTTACCGATTGCGTATTTTGTTACTAAAGTCCACTCGTCTTTTTCCTTGTGAGGTAGAATCTTGATCTGATTCATAGTAGCTTTTGGTGAGCTAAACTTATTAGGATCTACAATCTTTACAAGGCCCCAATCTTCTAGAAGCTTTGCAATCGTATTTCGTCTACCCTTATCCTCATCCGAGAAGTTAGAATGCTTGCCGTCTAGTGCAAACATCTCTTTGAAATGAACAATATAGAATTTACCTTGCTTATGAAGAATATGACAGGACTGGTAAAGTGTTTTATCTTTTCTGGAAGCTACGCCAATACGCGAAAGCGTTTCCCTAACCTTTAGGAAATCATCTTCTTCGCCTAGCTTTACCTCCAGTAATGTATCAATAGTGTCATTCATTAGTACCACCTGTTTTCAATTTATTTTTTATTTTTGTTATTTGTTCAGGGGTAAGCAATGATATAGCTTGTTCGGTCTTAGTATTATTGTACTTAAAGTACTCTTTAACCGCTTCAAAATCATCACTATCCTGTCGCTTCGCCCATTTAGAAAAACGCTTCTTTGGTCGAATACTATTTATGAGATAGTGAAATTGAAGCTTATTATCGAGATGATGCTTCATATTCATCTCGTTAGCATACAGGATAGTATCAGGGAAGTTAGATAAACTACGATTAGTCAGAAACGGGACGTAAGCAGATTCAGCTAGCTCATCGTTCTCCGTTCCTGTCATTAGGTCGTGTTTATTAAAGTTAATCGCATTAACATAATCAAACGGGCTCGTCACTTTTATTACCTTTTCCTCGCTGCGTTAACACCTCGGCAGACTTGTCGAAGAAGTTAGCACAATCATCACAAACACTCATCTCAGCGGTACCATCTTGTACCTTGAGACGAAGAACAGCCGGGGTATCCGATAGCTGGTTTTCTCCGCAAATATGGCAAAGGTTTTCTATAGCCTTCTTGCGAGGTTTAAACCAGCTCATAGATACTCCAGATCAATCATCATCTCAGTCAAACAAGCCGTCAGGTTGATCTCATGATCAGATACGAAGGCTGCTTGATACTGATACTTAGCAAGGATGAGCACCAGGTTAGGAACAGAGTTCTTAGATACATACTGACTAGCCGTATCGTATAGGGTACGGAAGATAGCCGTAGCATCTGTATCAATATTCTCAGCTACCCATTTACGAGTGTTTGTGAAGTCCTTTTCCTTGAGGAAACGAACCAGGTCCTTATAGGACGATTCAGTGATATTAGCAAGCAGACCAGAGTCAATCTTACCAGTAGCACTATAGCGTTGCAGCTCGTTAATAACACGACGCCAGTCAGGGTAGTGCTTCTTAATCAGCTCAACTAGAACAGCCTTGTCGTATACAACCGATTCAGTATCGAGAATATAGCATAGACGTTTCATCATCTGCGCAGCAAGAGCAGGTACATCAGTCTTCTTAATCTTGAACTCAACAACAGAGCAACGAGACTGAAGCGGCTCGATGATACGGTTCTTAAAGTTACAAGTCAGAATGAACCCACAGTTACGTGAGAACTCTTCCATGAAGTTACGAAGAGCAGGCTGCGTAGAGTTAGGGTTGAGATAATCAGCCTCGTCCAAGATAACATACTTACGCCCACCCATCAGCGATACTGACGAAGCAAACTGCATGATCTCATTACGAAGCGTGTCGATGTTACCGTTCAACGATCCGTTGATAACGATATAGTCACATCCCAGCTCCTCGAGCATGGCACGAGCTACGGTAGTCTTACCGCATCCAGCTGAGCCAGACAAGAGGAGGTTAGGGATGTTACCCTGATTAACAAACTCTTGAAAGGTCTGTTTCAGGTTCTCAGGAAGGATAGTCTCACTGATAGTCTGGGGACGATACTTTTCGACCCACAAATATTCTTCCAACATTAGCATACTCCATCATAATATAG